TGCATTCACGCCAAGAATAAAGCCGTTAAGGTCAAAGTAAATAATAGCATTGCTGCGATTAATTGCTTCTAGTCTGCTTAAAAGTTCTTCTTTAGGTAAATTCTTCATTTTACTTTACTACTTCTGCTTCTTCAGCACTGTTTTCTTTGATTTGTGATTCAAACTCAGTTTTTAATTTTAAGATTAAATCAATAGAATGTTTAGCAGGTAGCTCCGCTAAACCCGAAAGAATTAGCTGACACTGGTCTAAGCTTAATTCTACTTTAATTGTTGTGTTGTTCATACTTTTTTTTCTTTTTTTTGGTTTATGGTATAATTGTGAATGTTACTTCTGGATAGTCGGCTTGTAAACCTGCTAATACTACGTTTTGAATTTCTTCAAACGAAGGATTGGCTAAAGTGTAATTGTAAGTTCCGATTGAAGCAATAGCGTTAAAACTTTCGGTTTCGCCTTGCGTTACAATTTTACCAACTTGAGCCACTCCAATAGTAGGCACAAACTTTGAACCTGAGTTCATGTAAACATTAATTAAAGGGTTTGAATATTCTGTAACCCCGTTTGAATCTTTGATGATTCCGTTTGCTTGTATCATATTTGTATTTATTAAATTGTTTTTATAAACTTGTTACTGTTTCCCACGCTGAACCCGTGTAAACTGCTAATTTATTTAAAGTGGTATCGTATAAAACTAAACCCGTTGCAGGTGTTGCTATTGCGTTCTTTTGCGTTGTAGTCATTCTAGGAGGTAAAAATCCTTTTGTTGTGCTTAAAAGTTCAAATACACAAGAACCTGAATTAGAACCTACCCCACCAAAAGAGGTATAACCCGCTGAAACAAATGCTTCTGTACCTCCGCCGCTAGGTCTAAGGGTAAAGTATGATGCTGCATAAAAATCAATAGTGGTACTACTGTTAAAAACGGGTGAATTAACCTTACTTGAGCTAATATCACAAAACCCCGAATCATCCGCCAACCTAAAATCAATCCCCGCCCCGTTTCTCTTAATAGCAGGAAAAGCGTTTGTAGTGCCTCCTAGTTGAAGTCTATTAAAATTAGCTTCAGTTGCATCTGAAATTCTCATAATACCTTCGCCAACCGCAACAAATAAAGTTCTATTTGACGCTAATCCCGATGAAATTTGAAATCTATTTCCTATAAAATTAGTGTATGAATTTAAACTTACAAAAGTTCCATTAGATGTCGTATCTCCAATTCTACTAACCCTAAACTGACTCACCCCACCAACCTGCAAATCCATTAGATTATGCGTCATTCCATTCAACGCTGTTTCTGTTGCATTTAAGAATATACCCGTTGCAGTTCCCGTTTGAGCGCCTGAGTTGTTAATTGTGTATTCAATATTAAATGGTCTGTAATTTCCTGCTCCTGCCTCTGCTGCAAAAGTTCTTTTTATTGATATATGGTTAGCAGTTCCAGTTGTATTTGTATAATCTACACCGCTAAAATATACATCATAATTATTAGTACTAAAATTTGTTTTAAAGGATGCAAATGCTAACCCAAAACCTAAAGCATCAGGCGTTAAAGGTGTACTATTAAAAGCATAAATATTTGGCCCAATATTTCCTTCTCTACCTATTGTAATAAAATTATTATTAACCCCTAAAATCTGTACAGCTGCATTACTCTCAAACCTCGCAATCGGATTTGTCCCGTCTCCCCTTACTTGAAGGCGGGCGGAAGGGTTTGCTGTGGTAATTCCGACACCAAAACCGTTAGACTTCAAAACAGCAAGTGTTGCCGAAGGGCCGTTTACACTAAAGTAAATCCCTGAAATGCCATTAACATAGGTTTCTGAGTTTCCTAACAAAAAACTTACATTACTAGTATCTTTTGTTCCAAGTTTATTATCCCATATCCCCGAATAAACTCCACCAGCAGAATAAGGACCATAAAAAAGCCCGCTTGTATCTGCAAAAGTCATTGCTAGATTTGTAGTACTCAACTGCAACGGACTTGCATTCCCGTCCCCGTCTGTTACCGCTTGCAAAGTCCCCGACAAGTTGCCGTTTAAGGTATTTAAGTTTAAAATACCTTTATAATTTGTGCCAATGTTTTGACCTAATAAATTTGCCATATTTTTATTTTATTAATTATCCCCAAGTTTCAGTTGTGGATGTTCCCCAATTTTGTGCCGTTGCTGTTCCCCAATTAAATGAAACAACTATTCCGCTTTCTGTAACCCTTAAAAAAGGTATGCCGATTCCAAAGCCTAGCATAATTATACCTCCCTATATCCGTAACCGATAACTGAACCACTTGCAGGAGTTACATTTGCTATCGGGTCACCATTAAACATTGGAATCACTATTCCTGCGCTTAAAGTCTTACCTGATAAACCATACTCGGTGATTAAGTTTTGACCTCCAGCAGTTGTTAAAGTGCTTAAAACGCAACTTGCATTTACCACTAAGCAGTAGAATCTATTTCCTGTACTTGCAGAATCAATGAACTTAATGCCATTGCCGCCTAAAATCTTGTTTGAATCTGTCATATTGTTAAATATTATTTTTTTATTTTATACTAATTTGAAGGCACTGCACATTCGTTGTAAGTGCTTGGAATATTTATGGTAACATTAGCAGTCCATCCGCTTACTTCATCGCCTTGTGAATCGCTAAATGGGTTTAGACTGATTGAATCTTGTATTAAATACACCTTACTTGGGTCACGTAGTTTGATAATTATATCTTCCATTATTTGCAAGCAATCGCTCAACACATCGTTCTCATTAGATAGGTCTTTTTTTACAATGTCCATCACCATAATTTGCAAGTTAACTGCAATAACTTTATAAGTAAAGTTTGAAGGCGTAACATCTGCATAAAATACAGGATACTGCATAGGACTTTCCGTTCCTAAGTCCGCAATGTCACCAAAGAAAAAGCTATTTATTTGCTCGTGGTTTGTTGCTATTGTTTGCAACTCGGCAATCAACTGATTTAAAGTGACCTTCATATTTCTTTACAAATTGTTTTAATTTTTCTACGTTCGATTTGTTCTTGCTTCCTTCTTTTCTCATGTCATCCACCTTCTTGGGTTATTGCCTTGATACTTTATTCTTGCAGGTATGTCATCACAATCTAAATCGCCACCTAAGTACATACCATTTGAATAGTTTTTAGCGGTTGGATAAATAGTTGAGATGTCTGCGTTACCTTGATTTAAATAAGATGGATATTTCATGTTATTTGCCATCAAAAACAAGGTCACTCGCTCGGCATAATACTGCGCTCTATTGATAGCCTTATCCATTAAGTATCTAATATCGTTTAAACTTGCTTGCTGACTGAACTCGCTCGATTTAGTTGCCACGTTCTTATTCTGAAACTTGAAACTTAAATCCAACATAGACTCATACACGCAATATTTAATCATCGTCGGCTGAACATACGACTGAAGTAAAATGGTGTTATCTGCGCTCACGCTATTGCCACTTACTTGCGTAACTAATTCGTTATACAAAGCAGTTCCCAATAATGGCAGGATATAAATATTCTGAACTTCCTTAATAGTAGGAATCAAAAGTTTTGGGTCTACGTTTTCACTAATAACACTTTCTTGCTTTAGTGCTGCCTCTCCTATAAATAGTACTGTTGTGTTTAACATCTTATTTCTTTTTAACTAATACGCTCGACCATTGATGGCGGCAAAATGGTAAATGAATATCTGTGCCTTTGACTGTCTGCCATCCGCCTCTTTTTGTCCAAACATTTCTATCAACTATGCCGCTTATCTTGTCAATTTCTGCACGTGTATAAACCTTATTTAGATTAAGTAATGCTCTGCAAAAATCTCTGTTCTTGTTATCTCTCGGACCAGTGTATTTATACTTCACATTGAACTTCGATAACTCATCCGTTACCCTATCTAAAACGCTGCTTCTTGGTGGAACTGTCAATATGTTCCAAGCACCTTCTGTTATTCCTAGTAATTTCTCACGCTTTAATTTGTCTAACATATTGCCGACTGCGCCCCTAGTCATATCCATTATTTTGGCTATGTCAGTCTGAGAAATTAACGGATTCTTTTTAACAATATCTAACAACTTTTTTTCAGCAGTTGTAGGCTCGTAAATTGTTGCGAATAATTCCTTTTCGTTGAACTCTAAATGGCTTTCAAACTCGTAATGGTCATCGCTAAAAGTTATCTTCCTAGATTCTATCTCATCGTATAAATCTGCACTTTCGCCAAACTCTGAGAATACTCTTATTTCACGTTCCCAATCTTGGCTGCTCATTTGCATTGGCTCTGCTTCCACTATTTCAGGTTCAGGTGGTAATCCTGCCATTTCACGCATCTCTGGTCTAGTAGCTATTTGAATTAATGTCTGTTCAGTAAACGCAGGCTTAAACATTTCTAAAGGTTGTACTTCGATTGTTGCCGTGCTGCCTGACTTATTAGCTAGGTAGTTAAACAACTGCTCAAAATGCTGCTGAATTGGTCTGATATAATTCTGTTCAAATAACTTAAACGAATCTATCATCTCTGCTCTGCCGCCTAATTGACCTTCTACCCTGATTCCGAAGAACATTGGCGAAGTTATCTTGTGAGCCACAAATATTTCTTGCTGAACCTGCTCGTTTAATAGGTTAAATTGCTTGTCTAATTCGTTAGGCTGAATCGGGATAACAGTTGGTGCGTTGTCTACTCTATCACTAAAGTTTATTATCCACCTACCTGCGTTATCTGTGCCTTTGTGGCGTCTGTTTAACCTACGCACTAAGTCTTGTTTCTCATCCTCAGTTGGCTCGCCATTGTTAAAGGACAAAATACCACCAAAAAAGAACTCATTATGCAAGTTGCTTCTATGATAATTCGCAATCTCCACATCACACTCTACATAAGGAATCGCTCCAATGTATTCTGGTAAAGGATAAGTAGCAGTTGCAGGTCTGTAATCTCTGTAATAATATATTTGTGCGCCTTGCTTCTTTTCAGGGTTAAATACCTTGTAAGGTTTTACTTTACTTTTAGGGTCTGCCCAATCGTTTGAAAAGTAGAACTCGGTATTGTCTACGTTTGAACGAATCTTTGAAAAGTCCATGTGATAAATCTCGGCAATGCTTTCGCCTACTCTATCCCAAATAACTTGCAAGGCATAACCGCCATACAATAACTTGTCTAAAATGCACTTATTGAAAATCTCATCTAAAGAATCAAATCTATTAGCGTTGGCAAATAAATCCCAAACGCCTTCCATCTTCAATCCTGCGCCATAAACGTAAGTTTGCTTACCTGTTAATATAGCGTTATGTTTTGCTGACCTATTGAATAAGTCTACAAGGTATAATGGATATAAATTATCCGAACCGAAGTTCACATACTTTTTATTCTTCTCTTGATAAAACTCTGGCGTTTTGTACTTGTCGATATCTTCGCCTGCAAACTGAACTCTACTCATAAATCTTGATTTGTGTTGTTGGTAATTCGTAAATAGTTAAATCTTGCTCAGAATAACCATACTGAACATTCCCTACTTCTAATATTATAGCACCCTCAGGCGGTGTTAAACTTGGTGTTGATAGTTGATATACTTGGTAAGAATATAAGCCCTCAATAGGTAGGTTAAACTCGCCTGCGTTATAGTTTGGATTGGTCTTAATAGTCCAAGTGAATTTATTATAACGCTCTTTGTATTGTGAGGTATCGTTAGCAATAAAATAAACAGTTGCATTTGTCTGAATAGAACTAAGGGCAAATAAAAAGATAGGGTTACTTATTGTCACCTTTTCTGTGAGTGTTAAGATTACGTTGTTTGCCCCTTGATTTAGTATCACCATAATTATAAATATACTTTAGCCTAAATATAATAAAAAAGGCTACCATATAGGCAGCCTCTCTTATACAACTAACATCGAAAACTAACTAACTATCGTAAATGCTGTAACTGCTGAAACTTGGTCCATTGGATTCTTTTCCATACCTGTTAAAGCTAATTGATAACCTTGAAATTCGCCCATAGCTGCACCACTCATTGCAGTACCGCCTGAACACTCTAACCCATAAGTTTCGCCTAACATAAAGAAAGTGCCATCGTGTGTTTCTACGATTACTACGTTTCTTCTTTTAGCTATTGTAGCTAATTTGTTTCGGGTTGCTTGGGTTAATTTTGTAAATTCTAAACTCAATAATTGAGTATAAAATAAAGTACCTACTTCAGCGTTTGAATTAATTGTCTCGGTAAAGTTATTTTTACCTTGTGGCAATAATTCGTATGCGTAGAAAGAGATACCGCTTACACTTGTAATAACTCCTGAAGCGTTTGTTCCTAATGTCATAGCACTAGGTTCAGCGTTTCCAAAGTATACTTTCTTTATACCACCGATTGCATCTTTACAATCTAATGTATATCCGCTTGTGATTGCACAACTCATTTTTTATCTCCTTTTTGTTAAAAAATATAAGGGGAGATTTTACCCTCCCCTATGAA